GTGCGCCAGTTGGTTGACCCTTACAAGATTGTGAAGTTCGCTTAATGGCTTCTATTGCCGCGCTTAGAACAGGGATTGCCACCAACCTCGGCACAATCTCAGGGCTTCGCACCTCTGCAACTGGCTTCATCCCAGACAATGTAAATCCGCCATATGCCATTGTTGCGCCTAGCACTGTGGACTATCACAAGAGCTTCTCAACTGGCGGTCTAAATACTTACAACTTCACAGTCACTGTGGTTGTTGGGCGCGTATCTGAGCGCACTTCGCAAGCAAGCCTCGATGCTTACTGCTCCCCTACAGGGGCAGCCAGTATCAAACTTGCGGTAGAATCAGATAGGACACTAAGCGGTGCAGCATATGACTGTGTAGTGACCACAATGAGAAACTATGGATCAATTACCATAGCGGAAAATACCTATCTGGCTGCTGAGTTCGACTTAGTTGTTCAGGCTAACTAACAAGGAGAATCACAATGGCAAAGTTTGTTGCTACTGATTACAAGGTGACCATCAATGGAACAAACTTGTCATCATCACTTACCTCTGTTGACCTAAGCATTTCATCTGATGAGGTTGACACCACTGCTTTCGGTGGCGAGTGGCGCACTGTCACTGGCGGTCTGAAGTCAGGTTCAATTACCCTCAATTTTAATCAGGATTTTGGCATTAGTAGCATCGACAGCACACTCTGGCCTTTGCTAAACACTGCTGCAACTGTTGTCATTCAGCCAACTTCAGCAACCGTATCTAGCACCAATCCGAGCTACACCGCGATTGCGCTTGTAAACTCTTACCAGCCATTTGCTTCATCTGTGGGCGACCTGGCTACCCTTTCAGTTACTTGGCCTACTTCAGGTACTGTAACTCGCGCAACTGCTTAATCAGAGGTAGACTCTAACTCATGAAGATTAACCTGCGCATTGAGTTTGTGTCTGGCGAGTCACAGGAAGTTTCTGCGACCGCCCCTGATCTTGTTGCTTTCGAGGACAAGTTCAACCTGAGTGTTACTAAGCTCGAGTCTGAGATGAAGTTTACTCACCTGGTTTGGCTGGCTTGGACTTCCTTGAGCCGTCAGAAGTTGACAACCAAGGAGTTCGATGCTTGGCTTGCTGATGTTGCATCAGTAGGACCGGAGTCATCCCCAAAATAGTCGGGCTGGGCGATAGTTCAACTCATTGGTATATCGCCAGCCTTGCTTGTGAAACAGGCATTGCTCCTTCTCTTCTGCTGCAAGAGAGTGAGCGGATGCTTTGGACTATGGGCAGATACTTGGTTAGCCGTCATTTGCCTAAAGGCTAGAGAAACCCCCTGCTAAACACAGGGGGCTTTTCTTTACCCTAGGCGGCGATGGTGCTTAGCCCTTGAAGTCTGAACTGGTTGCCATTGAGAACTGCTCCGGCTGCTAGATCAAGCATCCGCTGGACTTCCTCAGCTGTGAACTTGCCTGAGCGAACCATGTCTGCAAACTCATCTGCGCTGGTAATGGCATTGTAGGCGAGGCGCACTACTAGCGCTTGCCAGTATTCATTGCTGTGAGGGATAGCATCCTGCTTAATAGTTTCTAGTGCCTCGCTAGAGAAGTTGATTGTCTGGTCGATGTAGTCACCTTCGAGCGCCATTGCCTGATTTGCCAGAGCGAAATCATCACCCATGACATCCATGAAGTTCCAGTAAGCCCAGCCGCGCGAGTAATACTTGCTAGTTGTAATCTCGCCATCTGCCAGTTTGATTAGATATGCGACAACCAAACCATGCTCATCGAGATAGTTGACTGGCTGATAAATGGTGGTGTAAACCTCACCGCGCAGAGTGGCAGTGTAGGTTGCGGCAGTGTTGAGCTTGTCCATTTGATTCCCCTTTGTTTTCAGTGTGTGTTGCTGATAACTAAAACTGTAGCATAAGTTTCACAATGTCAACAACAATTCTGGCAAGTTTCTGGCGCGGTAGAATAGAAGCATGGCTAACCGGTTGATTCAGTTTCAGATTGCGAGCTTTGCGCGCATGGGATCAGTGGGCGATAACCTAACAGTTACTGACATCCGCACCCTTCAGAAGCGGTTGAAAGAGATTGACCCTAAATTGCGCACTCAGTTAGTCCGCGACTCCAAGAAGGTCGCAGAGCCGATTGTGACCAATATCAAGAGTGCTATTGCTCGAGTCACTCCTAACAGCGGTATGCTCCGCCCTGGCGCTCGCCTGAACTGGAACAATGCCATTGATGCTAAGGGTCGCTCGCACCCAACTCTAGATGTCAAGCCACAGTTTCGCACCTCGATGTCTGGTCGCTCAAATGAAACTAGCCTTGTTCGAGTCAAGGTGGGTAACCCTGCGGTTAGCCTTGCCGATATGGGTGGGCGCTCCGGTCGCTACCTAAATGCCGGTTATCAGGGTTCTGGTTTTACTCGCGAATATTCTTACAAGGGTGGCACTCGCAAGCACCGAGTCAATGGGCAGTTCAGGGGCATCCGCGAGAAGATTGGCGGCGCACCATCTCGCTTTGTTTGGCCCGCTGCTGAGAACTCAATTCCTCAAGCGCGGCAACAGATTGAGAAGATTCTGCGCGATGCTTATACCCGAATCAATGCGAAAGGCATTTAATGGCTGGCTCAATTTTAATCCCGCTAAAAACAGTCCTCGATGACAAGGGCATTAAGGATGCTCAGGCATCTTTTGGCAAACTAGGTAGTTCACTCAAGGGTGTGCTGGCTGCTGCTGGTATCGGTATCGGTATCGGCGCTATTACCAATGCGCTGCAAGAGTCAACTAAAGCAGCTGGAGAGGATGTTAAGTCACAGGCGCTTCTTGCCCAGCAACTTCGCAATACTGTTGGCGCTTCTAAAGAGCAGATTGCTTCAGTTGAAGCCAGCATCAAGACAATGCAGAACCAGGCTGCTGTCGCTGATGATGTCATCCGCCCTGCTTTTGCTTCGCTTGTGCGCTCTACCGGTGATGTCGGTGAAGCAACCCGCCTAACTAGCCTTGCTCTTGATGTCGCTGCTGGAACTGGTAAAGACTTAGGTGCTGTTGCTCAGGCTCTTGGTAAGTCTGTCAATGGTTCAGATACTGCTCTTGTCAAACTGATTCCTAGCCTCAAAAATGCTGTTGATCCAATGGCTGAACTTCAGAAGCAGTTCAATGGCGCTGCTGCTGCCGCTGCTGATAATGACCCTTATGCGCAGTTGACTGTTGTCTTTGGAGATATGCAGGAGCAGATTGGTTCATATCTTCTTCCTTACTTGAAGCAGTTTGCTGAATATGTATCTTCGCCAGAAGGCCAGCAAGCACTAACTCAGTTTGCTGATGGTGTTGGAACTATTGCCTCGAATATTGTCACCCTGGGTAAGAACCTAAACTCAGGTGAGTTCCTAAATGGTCTTGCATCTTTCTCGACATTCCTAGCGCAACTGACTGGTGGCAAGGTTGATCAGGCTTTCGCTACTCTCAATGCTCGCCAGAAAGAACTTCAAAAGAATCTAGTTTCACCAGAAACTCGCATGATGGGGCTGGAAACTGCGGCAAAGAGTAGAAACAAGGCTGTTGCTGCTGCTGCTAAGGCTGAGATTGCTGCCCTTAAGAAGGCTGAGGCTGAAACTCGCGGTGCTTACAACCGCTATGCAGCTCTTGGTGCTGTTGGAACTAAGCTCGGCCTTAATGTCTACTCGACTGGCGAAAAACTAAAGGGTAGCGATTTTGTTGATGATGCTGCCCTTAAGAAGGCTCAGGCTGCTGCTGCCGCTGCTGCTAAGAAGGCTGCTGCTGAACAGGCTGCGATCGCTAAATCAGTTGCTGCTGCTAATGCTGAGATGGCTAAGGCTGCTGAAGAAGCAATGGCTGCTTATCAAGAGCAGGTGCTTGTTTATGCTGAGCAGGTCACCGCTGTCAATGATTACAAGCAGTCACTACTCGGTCTAACCGATGCAATCAAGCCTCTAGCATTTGAAGAGAAGGTGCTTGGTCGCTTCGCTCAGGCTTCGGCTGACTCTTTTGATGCTATTGCTGCCAATATCAAAGAGAACTCTAAGATGTTCACCGATGGCGGTGCATCACTCCTAGCCTATGTCGCTAAGGAGCGGGTTGCTATCGAGCAACTGGCTGCACAGCGCGATGCTCTAGCTGAGAAGTATTCGCTTGCTAAGGCTGTCAAGACTGACATCGAATCGGCTATCAAGTCTTTCGGCAATATCACTAACCTGCTGGAGAAGCAGTCAACTCAGGTAACTGAAACCATGACCACTGTGGTTGATGGCATCCAGTTGACCCGCTCTAAGTTGGTTGAGCAGACCACTACTTCAAATATTGTTGCTAACTTCCAAGCCATTCTTGACAAGACTAAGGCTTTCGCTGTCAGCCTCAAGAAGTTGCGCGAGCTAGGTCTTGACCAGAATCTCTACAAGCAGATTGTGGATGCTGGTGTGGATGCTGGCGGACAAACCGCTGAGGCTATTCTGGCTGGTGGCTCAGATACTGTTGGCTCGCTAAACACCATCTTCAA